CCGGGTCCCAGTACGTCGGGCTCACCGAGAGGAAGTATAAGCCGGCTAAGCTGCTCAGTCGCTGGCACGTGAATTCAGCCAGAAACATCATTGCAACCAGGTGTACCACCACCCGCGCTCCTAGAGCGCTCGCCGCACCGCCCGTCGCCGCGGCTTGGATGAGGCCGCGGGGCTGTTATTTCGCCTCATCACGGGAAGATTGCGCTGAGCCTGGTTCCAAAGGCCTCATCATAGGCCTCCAGGCTCAAGTCGTGGTCGTCTCCTAGGGGGGGTTCGTTGTCAGCGTCCTCCTTCATTTTCTCCACTGCCGCCAACACCGTCTTGGTGGACAATTCCTCCGCATAGGCTTGTCCAACCGCCCACACCACACCCGCCTGACGGGTGGAGACCACCAACCCCAAATGGCTACCGCCGATCACCGCTCCGGCGGCTTCCATGGCGTGTTTCTCAGCCGCCTCAAAGTACTCCGCCTTGACGCGTGACACGCCACGAGTGAGATATCCGCGGGTAGCCAGGGTGAGAGCTGCTGTCGTGTGGAATGTTTTGTCTGTTTCGTGGGGGGGGCGGGGTCGCACGCAGGCAGCGCCGATGTTGCGCTCCAAAGTCGGGTGTACCGACATGACGCGACGGTCGAGGATGATCAAATCAACCCCACAGAAGGTGACCTTTTGAAGCCCGCGCCGCCGCAGGTTCAGGCTCACCGTCTTGAGCTCCGCGCCGATTTCGGTCGCCGCGCGTTGTTTGGAGTCGCGATACTCCTCGTAGTTGATGTTATCGTGGAGCCAAACCATCCCCAGGTCATCGTCTCCCTCCTTCCACCGCACCATCTCCACGCGGCCTGCATACCACTGCCGCCTGTCGGGCCCGGTCATCACAAGGGCCACCAGGCGGGCGGGGACGCGAATGTGCGGCAGGCCTTTCTTGTGGTGGGTGGCGGAAGTGAGAAGGGAGATGAAGTTGTAGACTGATCCGATGGGGTGGGGGCAGTTAACCCAGGCCTCCCAGATCCAGTTAACGATCTGGTTCAAGATTGAGGTACCGCGATCACCGCTCTCGCGGCACAACGTGATGAAGATGTGGACCATGAGTTTCTCCTGGGTGTTGGGATTGAACGCGGCCGCCTCCCACCAGTTCTGGTCCCGCTCGCGATCTCGCATGCGGGCTTCGAATCGCTCCGGTGTGACGATTCCGCGCATCAAATGGGCGAAGGCGCTGCTGCTGTGCTTGTAGCAGTAGTCGTACATGGCCTTGAGGAACTCGGTCTCGGCGCCGATCATGCAACCTTCGGTTGTGTCGAATTTGCCGTAGTCATTCTCCTCAAGGTAGTCAGCACCTTGGCCCTTCTTACGGTTGGTCTTCTGGCGCTTGCGGGAGGGTTTTTGTTTGGAACTTGACTGAGCTGGGGTTGGTTGGCCGGGGGCGCTGGGCGCCGCCGCCGTGCCACCTGAGCCCGCGGCACTGGGGCGCGGGCTCTGGGCGGCATCGGAGGCTGGGCCATCGGACTGGTCGCCTGGTTGGGGCGGCGCTGGTCCTGGCAGGGTCGGGGGCACGGCGAAGCGTTTCAGGGTCTGCCCGTCAACGCGCTCACCGGCCATGTGATGGTTCAGGTTCTCAGCCAACTCTCCCATGAACTGCTCCTTCGACCTGCCCTTGATCATCGCCCTACTGTAGTGCTCAACGAGCACG